GTATCTGGTGGGTACTCTTCTTCTGAAGAAGATATCCCTTTTCCCTCTAACTAAACTAGAAGGGGTCGAGGTAGCTATGCCAGTCCTACCTCGATCCCACTTTTTATAAGGGAATAAAATATGAAAAAAATAGATACCTTAGTAGAAGATATATATGATCTCTTTACCGATGCGTCCTCTGTTAATAAAGATGATCTAAAATTATCTGCTAGACAGTTATCAAGAGCTATGACAAATCATATTGTAAACAGGTTACTTGAAAGTAAACAACCTAAAAGGAAAAGAACCTTAAGGATGTCTCAGGTAGGCAAACCTCTGAGGCAACTCTGGTATGATCTAAAGGAATATCCTGTAAATGAAAAACCTTTACCTCATAATCAGATTAAATTTCTGTACGGAAATATTCTTGAAGAGCTTTTACTTTTCTTAGCCAGAGCCGCTGGTCATACTGTTGAGGAGGAACAAAAGAAAGTTGAACTGGACGGTGTAAGAGGACATAAGGATTGTCGAATTGATGGCGTAACAGTAGATGTAAAGAGTGCTTCTTCTTATTCCTTTAAAAAGTTTGAGAGTAATACGGTGGGACAGGATGATCCCTTTGGATATATCTCCCAACTCTCTGGCTATGCACAAGCAGAAGGAGATAGAGAAGCTGCTTTCCTAGCTATTGATAAACAGAATGGGAAGCTGGCTCTTTCACCTCTACATGAACTTGAATTTGATAATGTATCTCAAAGGATAGGAAAAATTAGAAAGGCTTTGGATTCCGATATCCCACCTGAGAGATGCTATTCAGATGTACCAGAAGGTAAAACAGGAAACAGAAAGCTTAGTATTGGTTGTAGTTATTGCCCTTATAAATTCTTTTGTTGGAGTGATATAAATGAGGGTAGAGGTTTAAGAACATTCCGCTATGCAAATGGTCCTAGATTTTTTACAAGGATTGTTAAACAGCCTAACGTAGAAGAAATTCCTTCTGGAATGATAAATGAAAACTAAATACAAATCTCAGCTAGAGGTTGATACAGCGAAACATCTTAAAGAAAATAAGATGAAGGCACGTTATGAAAAGAAACGACTCCCCTATCTTTGGGTAGAGGAGAAGCATTATATACCAGACTTCTTTCTATCTAATGGGGTGATACTGGAATGTAAAGGAAGGTTCACTCTTGCAGATAGAAAGAAGATGCTGTTCATTAAAGAGCAGTATCCAGACATGGACATCAGGTTTGTCTTCTCTAATCCAAAACAGAAGCTTTGGAAAAAGGGAAAGATGACCTACGGTAAGTGGTGTGAGAAGAACGGCTATCTATATTGTAAAGCAGCAGAAGGAATTCCTGCAGACTGGTTACAGTAGGATGTCTGTAACAAAGAAAATTGCATCCCAAACCCTAACCCCTAGAGAAACAGTTGCCACCCCAGAATCATTTTTATTTATGTCTGTTATTCTTCAGGCTCTTCTTGATGCGATAACAGAAGAAAGTCTTGTTCCAGATAAAAGAAAATCTTTGAATAAAGAAAGAGCACTGGCTTGGTTCTATGCAAGCATTGGTGTAACAGCTTCTGACTTTGAAGAAGTATGTGACCTAGCAAACATTGATCCAACACAAATGAAAACTTTTGCACTTGATGTAATCACTTCAAATAATAAAAAACATATGAGAGAAAAAATTAATTTATTATTTTCTCGCCGCACACAGTAACAACTTAGAGGAAGGCACAACCATGAAACCATTAGATAAGCAGGTTGGAGGAGAACATTATAGAAGTTGTAAGATACAACCAGTAGAATATATTTATGCAAACAACCTTGACTATTTTGAGGGTAATGTGATAAAATATATAACCCGTCACAGAATGAAAGGTGATGGAGCCGCAGACATCAAAAAAGTTATTCATTACGCAGAATTAATTCTACAATTAGCTTACAACGAGAAGCCAGAGGGGAGAGTTGATGTTTAAATCCAATAAAAATCCACAGTTCCGATCCAAATTTTCAGAAGATATATTTAATACAAAGTACTATCATACAGGTGCTGAGACTATGTATGAACTGGCAGCAACTCTGGTTGAGGATGTGTGTCAGGACAAGATGACTACCTCAGAAAAGACAGAGCTTACAAATCATATAGCAGAATTAAGATTTATTCCGGGGGGCAGGTATTTATATTACGCAGGAAGAGAGAAGAAGTTTTTTAATAATTGTTATCTCTTAAAATGTGAGGAAGACACCAGAGAAGATTGGGCTAATCTTTCTTGGAAGGCTGAATCCTGTCTGATGACAGGTGGTGGAATAGGTTCTGACTACTCAGTGTACAGAGCAGAAGGTAAAGGACTTGGAGGAACAGGTGGTATTGCTTCTGGACCTATTCCTAAAATACAAATGATAAATGAAATTGGCAGAAGAGTTATGCAGGGAGGTAGTAGAAGGTCTGCAATTTATGCAAGCCTGAACTGGAAGCATGAGGATATATATAAATTTCTTTCTTCCAAAAACTGGAAGGATATGCCGATAGGGAATACAGGACAGACTTTATTTGATGTTAAACAAGATGACTTTAATTTTCCTGCCCCCTTAGACATGACAAATGTAAGTGTTAATTATGACACAGAATGGTTATTAAACTTTTGGAAAACAGGAGAGGTAGGAGATGTCTTTAGGACAAATATACGTCAGGCTTTGTCAACAGCAGAACCGGGATTTAGTTTCAATTTCTTCGACAAGGAAAAAGAAACGCTGCGGAATGCTTGTACGGAAGTTACGTCAGAAGATGATTCAGATGTGTGCAATTTGGGAAGTCTTAATTTTGCTAGGATTGATGATCTTAATCAGCTTAGAGACGTGGTAGAATTAGCTACAAAGTTTCTTCTTTGCGGTACACTCAGAGCACAACTACCATATGATAAAGTTTATGACGTAAGAGAAAAGAATAGAAGGCTTGGTCTAGGATTGATGGGTCTGCATGAGTGGTTGATACAAAGAAATAGCAAGTATGAAACTACAGAAGAGATGCACCGTTGGTTAAAAGTTTATGAGGCAGAGTCTGATAGTGTTTCTGATTCCTTTGCAGATGAGCTAGGAATTTCCAGACCTGTAGCTAAACGTGCAGTAGCACCTACAGGAACAATAGGTATTATTGCTGGTACATCTACTGGGGTTGAACCTATCTTTGCTGTCTCTTATAAAAGAAGATATCTGAAAAATAGAAGGTGGCATTACCAGTATGTTGTAGATAGTGCGGCTCAAGAAATGATTGACTTGTATGGAACAGACCCAAACAAAATAGAATCAGCAATGGACTTGGCTACAGATTATGAAAGAAGATTATCTTTCCAAGCTAACATACAGGAATATGTGGACATGAGTATTTCAAGTACAATCAATCTCCCACCGTGGGATACTAAAGAAAATAATGAAGATTTAGTAGAGCCTTTTGCTCAGACACTAGCTAGGTATGCTCATAGACTTAGAGGATTTACCTGTTTTCCTGATGGAAGCAGGGGTGGACAGCCTCTAACCGTTGTGTCTTATAAAGAGGCAGTAGATAAACTTGGTGAAGAATTTGAAGATAACATACAGGCTCATGATATTTGTGAGATCACTGGTTCAGGTGGGGTATGTGGAGTTTAGCTCTTGTAGCTCAACTGGATAGAGCGACAGACTTCTAATCTGTAGGTTGTGGGTTCAAGTCCTTCCAAGAGCACCAATATTTTTGTTGACAGTAGATACAAAATATGAGATAATAAATAAATCAAGGCTTGGTCTGTGTCTCCCGACTACTCCTAATTAGGGTGGCGAGAAGAAATCGGGCTACAGGCTAACTTATTATAGTGGAGTAATAAATGGCTTTTAAATTTACACCAGTAGAAGCACAGGTCATAGATGTATTCTGGTCCCAACTATCTCCATTGTTTGAGAAAATTATAGAGAAAGAAGGTATGGGGAGAGAAACACTAGCTTCTTTAAAAGAAAAGATTAAAGAAAGATATCTACTAGTGTGGATAGGATGGGAGGACTCTGCCAATAATATTGTTGCTGCTTACTGTACTCAAATTATAGAGTATCCTACAAAACGTATATGTCAATGGGGTTATATGTCAGCAAAAAATAATGAGATGTCTAGGTGGGAAGAACCCATGTTGGAATCTCTAGTTCGATATACCATAGAAAATGAATGTGATGGTATTGAATTCTTTAGTACAAGAACAGGATGGAAAAAGATATTTAAAAAATATAAAATAAATATAGAACCTGTAGGAACTTTATATGAGACAAAGATAGATGCATAGTTTACCAACAATTTATATTGGATACGATCCAAGAGATGAAGAAGCATACAAAGTTCTTGTTGAATCCATACTGGATTTTTCTTCTAAACCAGTGAATATTATCCCTATCTTTCAGGAAGAGATGCGCCGAATAGGTTTCTATAGGAGAGAAACTATTAAGATTATTCCTAACATGTCCCATAGCGTAGCTCATTCACAAAATAAAGAAGCGATATCTGTAGATACAGTAGATAAAAAACCTTTTTCAACTGAATTTAGTTTTACCCGTTTCTTGGTTCCCTTTTTAAATAGACACCAAGGGTATGCTCTATTCATGGATTGCGACATGATGGTACGATCAGACATCACGGAAGTATTTGATTATCCATTAAGAGAAGACAAGGCTATCTGGTGTGTCCAACACAATCATTCCCCGACAGAGCATTTAAAGATGGATAATAAAGCACAAACACAATACTCTAGAAAAAACTGGTCTAGTTTTGTACTGTGGAACTGTGGTCATGAAGCACATAAATATTTTTCTGTGGATGATGTTAATCTCCAGACAGGATGGTATCTTCATAATTTTAAATGGATTTCAGATCATGATATAGGCTCTCTTCCAGAAGAATGGAACTGGCTGGATGGACATTCATCCCCTGATCTCGTAGCTAAAAATGTTCACTTCACCACTGGTGGCCCTTGGTTTAAAAACTGGAAAGCTAAAACAATTGGTGACGCAAAGTATGCGTTGGAGTGGGACAACAC